CCAGGGCATCCCGAACAGCAAGAGCACGACCGCTCAAGTCGATGAGGCTTGCGGCATTCTGGAAGCCCGCAGCGAGGTGGACAAGGATCTGGCGATGCTGAACGGCAACACCGCTCAGTTCCGCCTGTCCGAAGACGTCGCCTTCCTCGAGGCGATGAACCAGACTCAGGCCACCACCCTGTTCTACGGCAACCCCGCCACCGATCCGAAGCAGTTCCTCGGCCTCGCGCCGCGTTACTCGGACATCGGCGCCGGCAGCCCGAACAACTCGCAGAACATCATCTCGGCTGGCGGTAGCGATGCCACCAGCAACACGTCGATTTACCTCGTCGTGTGGGGTGACCAGACCGTGTACTGCCCCTTCCCCAAGGGCAGCAGCGCCGGCCTGATCCACGAAGATCTCGGCGAGCAGACCGTCTACAACAGCGATGGCACCCGTCTTCAGGCGTATGCCACCCGCTACCAGTGGAAGAACGGTCTGGTGGTCAAGGACTGGCGCTACGTGGTCCGCATCTGCAACATCGACACCGATGACCTGATTGCGCAGACCACTACGCAGGCTCCTTCGGCTGCTACCGCCATCATCAAGCTGATGAGCCGCGCCCTGTACCGCATCCCCAACATGGGCATGGGTCGGGCCGCGTTCTACATGAACCGCACCGTCCACAGCGGCCTTGCCATCGCTGCGCTCGACAAGAGCCAGTACGTGCTCAAGGTCAACGAAGGTCTGTCGCAGTTCGGTCAGCCCTACAGCTGGCTCTCGTTCCAGGGCGTGCCCCTGCGCCGCGTGGATGCCATCGTCAACACCGAAGCCGTCGTGTCCTGATAGGACCGACAGAAAGGAACCAACACAATGATTACTGATCGTCTCCTCGTTCTGTCAGGCAGCAACAACCCCGGCAGCGCAATCTCGGGCCAAGGCCCGATCACGGCAAACGCCAACTCCACTGACGTCCTGAGCCTCGCCACGATCACCACGGCCATCGCCAACAACGGCGGTGCCCGCGACATCGGTCAGGGCGAAAACCTGTTCATGGTGTTCACCGTGGTCACTGGTTTCGCCGGAACGGGAACCGTGGACATGCAGATCGTCACGGACGACAACGACTCGATTTCCTCGCCGACCGTCATCGGATCGACCGGGGCCATCGCCGTTGCCAGCCTGACCGCTGGCGCACAGTTCATCGTCCGCATCCCGCCGCTGGTCGGAAGCCTTGGCGAGCAGTTCCTCGCAGCCCGTTACGTCGTCACGTCTTCTCCCACCACCGGCACGATCCTCGCGCAGGTGGTCGAAGACATGCAGGACGGACGCAAGTTCTACCGTTCGGGCTTCTCGGTGACCTGACATGAAAGTCCGCGCACTCGTGACGTGTTTCATCGACAACGGCCTCCGCAAGGAGGGCGAAGTCTTCGAGTACAACGGTCCTGCCAACGGGAACGTCGAACCCATCGACGCGCCCCGCGAACCGGAGCAGCCTGAAGTCGTGCCTGTGGTGCGACCCAAGCGAGGCCGGCCAGCCAAGACCACCGTCACGGCGGACTGACACGACGCATGTGACCCCGGAGGGGCGTCGGACTAAACACCCGGCGCCCCTCTTTTCCTAGGAGGATCGAATGGCAAGCGTGGTTGAAATCTGCAATCTGGCACTCGCGCACCTCGGTGACGATGCCTCCATCGCCAGCATCGACCCGCCTGAAGGGTCGGCTCAGGCCGAGCACTGCGCTCGGTTCTACCCAATCGCCCGCGACAGCCTCCTCCAGATGCACGCATGGAACTTCGCATCTCGCCGCGCACTGCTTGCGCAGGTGACGATGCCGTACACCATGTGGAAGTATTCGTACGCTTGCCCCGGCGACATGATGGTCGCCGTCAGCGTGCTGCCACACGACGCCGAGAACGACTACGCGGCCAAGTTCGTTCCCAGCGACACCCCAGACTTCCTGCACAACTACGCCCCGCTCGTTGCAGCTGGGCGTTACGTGCCACAGCCGTACAGCATTGAGACCGACACGCTCGGCAACAAGGTGCTGTACACCGACCAGCAGAACGCGCTGCTGCGATACCAGGCTCTCGTCACCGACCCGACCAAGTTTGACCCGCTGTTCGTCATGGCGCTGTCGCACCACCTCGCCGCCATGCTTGCCGGCCCGGTCATCAAGGGAGATCAGGGCGCGGCGGAGGGCAAGCGACAGGCGCAGATGATGATGGCCTACCTGCAACAGGCCCGCATGTCGGACGCCAACCAGCGCAACATCAAGCCGGAGCACATCACGGGCTGGATCGCAGGACGCTGACCAATGCCAAACACCCGCATCTACAACAGATCGTTCGCTGGCGGCGAGCTGTCGCCGGAGATGTTCGGGCGCATTGATGACATCAAGTTCCAGACTGGTGCCGCCAAGATGCGGAACTTCATCCCGACCCCGCAGGGGCCGGCAGAGAACCGACCCGGCACCACGTACGTGGCGACGGTGAAAGACAGCACGCGGCGCACGCGACTGCTGCCGTTCACGTACAGCACGACGCAAACGATGGTGCTTGAGTTCGGGCAGGGCTATATCCGATTCCACACGCAGGGCAGCACGTTGCAGGCTGGGACTCCGGCGGCCTACAACGGGGCGACTGCCTACGTGGTTGGCGACCTGGTGTCCTCGGGCGGCACGAACTACTACTGCATCGCGGCCACGACCGGCAACGCGCCGCCCAACGCCACGTACTGGTATCCGCTGCCGTCAAGCGCCTACGAGATCCCGTCGCCCTACCTCGAGGCCGACCTGTTCTCGATCCACTACGTGCAGTCAGGCGACGTGCTGACGCTCGTTCACCCCAATCACGCTCCTCGTGAACTGCGCCGCCTTGGTGCCACGACGTGGACGCTGACGACGATCACGTTCGTTGCCCCGGTCGCTGTGCCTGGCGCCCCGACGGTCACGGCCAGCCGAGGCGATGCGCTGAACATCACGGGCATCACGAACGCCAACCCAGGCGTCGTGACCACGGTCGGCAATCACGGGTTCGCCATCGGCGACAGCGTGTACATCAACGGCGGAACGATGACGCAGTTGAGCGGGTTCTACCTTGTCAACACGACGCCGGCCACGAACACGTTCTCAGTCAAGGCGTACGACACTGGCGTCCCGGTTGACACGACGGCCTACACCGCCTGGACGAGCGGTGGGTTCGTGCAGTTTGGCGACAAGAGTCTCGACTTCGACAACTACTACGTCATAACGGCCATCGCGCAGAACGCGGTGGACGAGAGCGCAGCAAGCCCGAGCGGCAACGTCATCAACAACCTGAACGCCATCGGTGCCAAGAACACGATCAGCTGGAGCGCAGTCGCTGGGGCGCTCCGGTACAACGTGTACAAGCGCCAGAGCGGTTTGTACGGCTACATCGGCCAGACGGCGGCTACGTCATTTGACGATGACAACATCGCGCCCGACATGGGCATCACACCGCCCATCGTTGAGACGCCGTTCAACAGCGCGAACAACTACCCGCGAGCGGTGTCGTACTTTGAGCAGCGGCGCATCTTCGCCGGCACGAACAACGCTCCGCAGACGATCTGGATGACGCGCTCGGGCACGGAGAGCGACCTGTCGTACTCGTTGCCAGTCAAGGACAGCGACCGTATCAGCATCCGCGTGGCTGCCCGCGAACTCAACACGATCAACCACATCGTCCCGCTGACGCAGTTGTTGTTGATGACCAGCAGCGCGGAATGGCGTGTCAGCCCGATCAACTCTGACGCCCTGACGCCGACCACGATCAGCGTGCGCCCGCAGTCGTACATCGGTGCGAACGACGTTCAGCCCGAGATCGTGAACAACACGGTTGTGTACTGCGCTGCTCGAGGCGGGCACGTGCGCGAGCTTGGCTACTCGTGGCAGGCCAGCGGCTTCGTGACGGGCGACCTGTCCATCCGGGCAGCCCACCTGTTCGATGACCTGACTCTGGTGGACATGTGCTACAGCAAGAGCCCGCAGCCGATCCTGTGGTTCGTGAGCAGCAACGGCAATCTGTTGAGCCTGACCTACATGCCGGAGCAGCAGATCGGTGCCTGGGCGCAGCACGACACACTGGGCCTGTATGAATCATGCACCGCCGTGGCCGAAGGCAACGAGGACCGCGTGTACGTGGTCGTCAAGCGCACGATCAACGGCAACTCGGTGCGCTATGTGGAGCGGATGGCGACGCGCCAGATCACGACGCTGGAGAACTGCTTCTTCGTGGACGCGGGCCTGACGTACGACGGGACGAACACCACGGCAACGACCGTAACTGTCTCTGGCGGCACGACTTGGGGGCCGTCCGACGTGCTGACGATCACGTCCAGCACCCCGATCTTTGCGTTCCCGGCCACGACCGACGTCAATGACGCCATCGTCTTGACCGACACGGCTGGCAACAAGTACCGCCTGCGCATTATTGGCACGAGCAGCACGACAGTGGCAACCGCTCGGGTTGACGTCACGCTGCCCGTTGCCTTGCGCAACACCCCCACGACCGTCTGGGCGTTCGCTAGAGACAGCGTGAGCGGCTTGGCGCACTTGGAGGGGGCAACGGTCAGCATCCTCGCTGACGGCGCCGTACAGCCGCAGGAAACCGTCTCCAGCGGCTCCGTGACGCTCGACCGGGCCGCAGTCCTGATTCACGTCGGCCTGCCTTACGAAAGCGATCTACAGACCCTGCCAGCGGTGATGAGCATCGACGGCTACGGGCAGGGGCGTTATAAGAACGTCAACAAGGCGTACCTGCGGGTGTTCAAGTCAAGCGGCATCTTCGTGGGCCCGACGGCGGATCGGCTCGTAGAGGCCAAGCAGCGCACGACCGAGCCCTACGGCACCCCGCCGAGCCTGAAGTCTGACGAGATCGACGTTGACCTCAAGCCAGCCTGGCGGGCCGGCGGTCAGGTCTACATCCGGCAAGCCGACCCGCTGCCCCTCACGGTGGTGGGCCTGACACTTGAGGTAGCACTGGGAGACTGACGATGAGCGCATTTCCACAAACGCAGTTCATTGCTGGCTACTCGATGCTTGGTGCGCAGATGGCGCCGCCGCAGCCGAGTTCCATCAACTGGTCGGGTATTGCCGAGGGCTTGCAGATCGGCGGCAACATCGCGTCGATCTTCGGCGCGTTTACCGGGGCCATCGGATCGTACTACTCGCTCAAGTCGCAGCAGAACCAGCTCAAGATGCAGGCGCAGAACGCGGCGTTCGCCGCGCAGATGACGCGCATCAACCGCCGCGCAGCCGAGTTCACCGCCACACAGGTCGGTCAGCAGGGGCAGGCAGCAGCCGGCCAGTACACGATGCGGGCTGGTCAGGCTCGTGCCGGCGCCCGCACGGGGATGGCTGCTCGAGGCATTGCGCTTGGGCAGGGGACGGCCAAGGAGGTCGTCGCCAGCATGGACCTGGTCAAGGAGATCGACCGCCTCGCCATCAACGCCTCGACCGTCAGGGCGCAGGAGGCTGCTCGGTTGCAGGCATTCAACCTCGGCACGCAGGCCACGATGGCTGAACTGTCGAGCCGGAACCTGTCGAGCGCAGCTGGCACGATCATGCCGGGCTTCGGCGCGGCTACCAGCCTGCTCGGCAGCGCGGTCGATATCGGCGCCAACTGGGCCCGTAACAAGCGCATTGACGAACTGCTGCAAGGCGTAGCCACCGAACGATTCTGAGGTACCCATGCCAACCGTCCCGACCACCTTCGTCCCGCAAGTCACCCCGCCCGGCGGGGGTGACATCGGCCAGTTCCAGGCTCCCGCCGTGGAGCCAATGCGCAACTACACGGGCGAGCAGGTCCAGCAGTTCGGCCAGCAGTTGACCCGCGCAGGCATGACGGCGTTCAGCATCGGCGACGCCATGCAGGACCAGATTGACGAGGCCGCTGCCAAGGAAAGCGACGTCGCATTCCTGCAACAGGCCAACGAGATCATGCGTGGCCAGAACGGCTACCTGAACACCGCCGGCAAGGACGCCGAAACGTCATACGTCAGCGTCAACGAGCAGTTGATTCAGGCCGGACAGGCGAGCATGGACCGCCTGAACGATGGCCAGAAGCGGCTGTATCAGAACGTGCTTGCCCGCAACATGATGACCTTCCAGGCGCAGGTGCAGACGCACCGCGACCAGCAGGTCAAGGTCTACGCTGGGAACGAGGCTACCGCCCGAGCCAACCAGTACGTCAACCTTGCCATTCAGGACTACAAGGAGCGCGATGCCGTCACGACCGACGGGCTCCCAACCGGCGCATACAACACCAACCTAGGCGTGGCGCTGAACGAGATACGCACCGTGGGTCGTCTGCGCGGCTACGCTGAGGACAGCGCCCAGATGCGGGAACTGGAGAACGCGGTCTACACGCAGGCCGCGCAGGGCGTCGTGAACCGCCTGATGATCGACGGCCAGTATCAGGACGGACTCGACTACGTGCGCAAGCAGTTGGAGCTCAACCGCATCGATCCGGCCAAGGCCGACGCGATGATCGCATCGCTCGACGCCAACCGAAAGCGTCAGATGGTTGACGAGCTGACCACGAGCATCCGCACGACCGGGGTGCTGGACACGCCCGCTGGCACGGGCAACTTCGACCAGATCATCGAGAACGGTCGCATCAACGTCGATGGCAAGGGCGTGAACATCGAGGCGCCCCCAGGCGCTCCCGTCAACGCGCCGGCCAATGCAGTCGTAACGAGCATCGTTGGTACGACAGTCACGTTGGAAACTGCTGGCGGGACTACGCTGACGCTCGACAACGTGGACATGCGCGGCATGTTTGAGGAAGGCCAAGAGATTATTCGTGGCGAACAGATCGGCATTGTCGGCAGGAACGACGCTGCTGAGGACGGCCTGTATCGCATCGGATACACCGCTACCCGCAACGGCGAGGCCATCGACCCGCGCAACTTGAACTCGCTTGACGACTCCGACCGAGACGAGGCACGCCGACCGCTGACGTTGCGCGATGCGCTGAACGTCGCCGAGCGCATCCCTGACCCCGAGGTCCGCAAGCAGGTGCAGTCGAACCTGCGCACCCAGTACGCGCAGGAGGACGCGCTCATCAAGGAGGAATACCGTGGCCGCATGGACGCGATCACCGAGTTCCTAGCGGTACCCGGCAACAACGTCGGACAGATCCCACCTGAATTGTGGGGCACGCTGAAGCCGACCGATCAGGCCAAGTTGCTGAGTGGGCAGAGGGAAACCGACGAACTCGTCGTTATGGAGGAGATCGCCCGTGACCCGAGCGTGTTGAGTGTCGATTACTTGGACAAGAACCGCAATCGCCTGACGCCAGGCACGTACGTCAAGTTGTTGAAGGACACGGCGGACCCGAGCAAAATGGCGCAGGCTTCGGTCGATGCTGACCAGTTGGAATCAACGCTGGTGCGCAATGGGCTTGACACGTTGGCGTTCCCGAACTCAAAGGACAAGGATCAGCTGCGTGCAAGCCTGCTGTTCCGCGACAACGTCAAGCAGGCCATCTCGTACGAGCAGACACGACTTGGTAGGTCGCTGAACCGTGATGAGAAGCAGCACGTCATCGACACGTTGCTGCTGGACCGTGCGTTTGACGAGTACGGCGAAAGCAATGTCATCGCGGCTATGACGCCAGAACAGGCTTCTGAGGCATACGCCGAAATCGTTGGTGAGATATCAACAGAACAACAGGCTCAGATTCGTGCGGCTCTCAAGGCCAACGGTCTGGTTGTCAATCAGGCCAACATGGCAACCATGTACCTCGAGTACCAGCGCCGGCAGAAGGTCAACCCATAATGCAGAACGAAGACACGCCGACGGAAGTCAATCCCTTCATGGACATCGCCGCCGGGATGTCGAAGCCGCCTGCGGCTCCGACCATTCCAACCGACAACCCGTTCATGGACCTGGCTCCGTCAGTGCGTACCGTGTCGCAGCCTCCGGCGATGGGATCGCTGTCAGCCGTCGCCGGCATCAACCCTGACCAGGCGGCAGAGGCCACGAAGCTGGGCACGCCGCTCGGAATCGGGCAGGACTTGGCACTGCGCAACATGGACGAACTGCGTCGGCGTTCAATGATCGCCAGCGTGCAGCGCAGCGGGATGTTGCAGAACAACCCGCGCCTTGCGCAGTCGCTGCTTGACCCAGTGTTCGCAGCGCAGGCGCACGACGATCTTGACTCGTTGGAGAAGACCTCAAGCCTGTTCGACAAGGCGGTCAATTTCATCGGTCCAGAACTGTTCGACCGCCGACCCGGCCAAGCGTTGCGCATCGCCAAGGTGCTTGAGGACGGTTACGCCATCGGTGAACTCGGCGCTGAACTTGGAGCTTTGAAATCACGGCGCAAGGGCTACATCGCCTTCGGTGGAACGCCAGAGAACGAGACGGTGCTGAATGATCGCATTGCCTTCTTAGAGAAGCAATTAGCGAATAAGGAACCATCTGGGTTCTTTGGTAGTGCGGCAATGGTGACGGCGCAAGCACTCGCTATGGCCCGTCCCGTCGGCACAGTGGCATTGATGGGTGCAGGCGTTGGTGGTGCAGTCGGTGGTCCGCCAGGCGCCGCCGCCGGGTTCGTCGCTGGTCTGCAAGCGGGGATCGTTGGCACAAGCGCCCAAGTGGAAGGCGGCTTCCTGTTTGACGACATGGTTGCACAGGGGGTGGAACCAGAGACGGCGTACTACGCATCCGTTGCCGGCGGGACGGTTATCGGCATTATTGAGTTGGTCGGCGACAGGTTGTTCGCAGGTTCGTTCAAGCCGATCACGCGGTTCCTGCGGCAGGAACTGACTCAGCAGTTGGCTAAACCGACAATTCGCAGCGCGGCTGCTGAATTCGGCAAGCAGACCCTGAAGCAGATGGCTGTAGGCGGTGCGGAGGAAGGCAGTCAGCGTCTTGTCGCTGATGCGTTCTCTGAACTCGGCAAGGCCATCGACGGCGTGCCCACCGATTTCACGTGGAGTCAGATGGCGAAGAATATTGCCAGCGACTTTGCCGCTGGAGTGCAAGGCAGCGCATTGATTGGTGCTGCTGGCCCAGGACTGTCGTTGATGGTCGATGTTCGACGTGCCGAGGCGGTTGCTGCGCAGCAGGAGTTCTTCGACGGCCTCGACGCGGCCAAGAAGGACGGCAAGCTACCCAAGCGCAACCTCGACGCATACGAGGGCTTCCTCGCCCGTCAGGCCAAGGGTACGACCGCCGACACGGTCTACGTCGAGGCTGAGGCTGCGGCCCAGGTTCTCACGCAGAGCGGCCTGAGCGCCGAGCAGTTGGAGCAGTCGATCCCCGGCATCCGCGAGCAGTTGCGCAACGCCCTCGAGAACGGCGGCGACGTGACGATCCCCACGTCGGTATACGGGGCTCGGCTGGCCGGCACGGCTCTTGGCGACGCGCTGCGTCCGCACGTGCGCCTGAGCCCGGAGGCGATGAGCGTTGCGCAGGCACAGGAGTTCAGCCGTAAGCGCGATGCGTTGCGTCAGGAAGCCCAGACGGCTCTGGCCGAGCGGCAGGAGGCCGACGCTGCGTTCGTGGAGTCTGCCCAGAAGGTAGAGACGACCGTGGCCGAGCAGTTGCGCCAGACGGGCATGCAGGACATTGAGGTCCGCGCCAACGCCGAGCTGTTCCGCGACCTCGCTGTGACGCAGGCTGCGCGTATGGGCATTACGCCGGAGCAGTTCTACGAGCGGTACCCGTACAGAGTCCGCGGCCCCCAGGCGGTTCAGGAAGGGCAGCCGCTTGAGCAGGCTCGTCGGGAGCCAGCGCCCGAGAAGGGTGTGTTCGACGCCAACAATCCGCCAGCTGATGTAACGGCTGAAGGAAGCCGTAAGGCAATCATGGCCGTGATGGATTACGAGGGGAAGATCTACTACGACCGTGCGGCAACGATGCACGGCGATTTGCTGGATTCTTTCCCCGAACTAGACGCAGACCTGATTATCGATGGCGGATTCATCCGTGATGGCAAGTACATCCCGAACATGTCAGATGGTGGATTCGCTGCAATTGAGGGAGGTCGCGAGCGTCTGGAAGAGGTCAAGGCATTTGCCGAACAGGCAAACCGACGCAGCCCGAAGTTGTTCGAGCAGGCGGCAGTGCAGCCAGGAGAACAAGCCACGCTAGAGCGGTTGCAAATGCAGGCCCAGCGTGGCGTCAGAAGGCAGGCGCGGAAAGTTGAATTGTCGCCGGTGGAAGAGGCTGCGATAGCAACCGCAGCTAGCGAATTTGGCGAATCAGCAGCGGAAATCCGCGAGGCAGTGCTGAACCACAAGAAGGCACACCCAACTGCACAAGGATGGGCACCTCTTGAGTTTGTCAGGGTGGTCGTGAAGGATCGCGCCGACAAAGGAAAGAAGGGGCTCGGGCTTGAGAAGTTGGATTTGCAGTATCGCCAAATCCCCTATGCGTTCCACCGCGACGAAACAGGGACGGCGTTGTCTCCAGGAACTCCCGAATATCAAACTGCCGTCACATCAATAGCACGCCGCATGGTCGATGAAGTTCGTGCTGTGTTGCGACGAGCCAACGCCGGCGACCAGAATGCCGTGCGAATCATTAACCAGTCCACTTGGTACAAGGCAATGCGTGAAGCATTGCGCCGCGAGTTTGGCGGTCTAGGAGACTTGTTTGCTGACTTGCTTGGAGCAACAAGTCCGAACACGCCCGTGCGCGGAAACTGGGATTTCGCGTTAGATGTACTTCGACGCGCTGCCCGTGGCGATTTTGATGTTGTCATCACGAAGTGGGAAGCGTGGGTCGAAACTATTGAACGGCTGGAAACTGATCTTCGTGCCTACATCAACGACGAAATGCGGGCAATGGAGGCGCGTGGCGAGAGACCAACGCAAGCTGCAATTCAAAGGAAGCCGGAATATGTTGCGAAGTTGACGGCGCTCAAGGAAGCTCGTGAGCTTCCCGACGATCTACTCCCGCGACAAGAAAATGGAAAGAAGTACGGGTTCAACGGCGGGAACGTAGTTCGCGCAATGGTTGGTCTGTGGCGCACTGTGCGAGAGCAGAACACGATGCTCGGCACTACGGCGCAAGCACCGAAGGCTCTGAACTTCTCCGGCAACCTGATTGGCTTCCGATCACGGGCAACTATTGACGTGTGGGCAGCGCGGATGCTTCAGCGTCTTGCGGCGCTCTTGAGAATCCCGTCAATGGCCGAAACAGGCGTATCCGGAGACATGCTTCCCGATGGGGCAACCACGGGCCAGTTTGGATTCGGCCAAGATGTATTTGCGGAGGCGGCGCAACGCATTCGCAACGATTCAGAACTCAATCAGAATCCGCAACTTGCGCAACTCAATGACGATGACCTGCAGGCACTTGTTTGGTTCATCGAAAAGGAACTGTGGACGATCAACAACTGGACGAGTGTTGCTGGCGAGGGTGGGTCATTTGAACTAGAGGCGAGCTTGGCCGGCATCGGTGACCAAGAGATGGTCACGCAACTTCGCAAGACGATTGATGCAGGCATCCCTGGAAAGATTCGGGCAGAGGCCAATCGTTTGCCTGCAGCCCAGCAAGCACTCATTAATTGGAAGCTCGATCCCGCAAAGGCTGGGTGGCGCCAGCGCATCGCGGATTTGCAGTCTGAACTAGCCGCAATCCCGGCGACTCTAACAAAGAAAGAACAGCGTGAACGTCGATCTGAAATCAACAAGCGACTAGACGCCGCACTCCAGAAGTCTGGGTTGGAGAAGATCGAGCAGTCGCTCGCAGACGCCATCAAGGCTGACACGAAGGTCGCGCAAATTGAGGAGGCTAGAAAAGCAGCGCAAGCGAAATTGATCTCAATGGAGCGGCGCGTTGATAGGTACACGGCGGGCCTCTCGCAACAGCAGTCGCTGGACTCGCAGGGCGTGGACTACGTTCCAACGGACGCAGACCAAGCACGGTTGGCCGACAATGTCCGTCTTCGGGCATACAGGGCAGACCTTGGCGAATTGCTCGTCGCTATCAAGTCAATGTCCACCGAAGGTCGCTATGGGTCGATTGAACGATCAATTGATCTTGAGGTAATTGCGCGACAAGGCTGGAGCCCAAGCGAACTTTGGCAGGTGATGCTTGAGGAGGCTAGGGACGCACGGCAGGAAAGCACGTTTCTTTCTCGCGTGCTACGCGCCAACGAAACCATTGACCCGACACGCCACCGACCTGGACTTGAAATCTATTTCCGGTCACCAATCCCACGCAACGAACTCGATGCGCTGATCGAAAAACTGAACGCAAACGGCTTGGATTTCTTCACGGTCATTGTCGATGCCCGCCGGAGCACAGAAGCGCAATCTGGAGCGATGGCTGACGCGGTTGGCATCCGCATGCAGTACGTCCCAGAGTTCATGCAGCGGTATGGAATCGAGGACTTTTCTGGGTTGTCGGAAGCGGAAATCGCGGGTAAAGTGGAGGCGAAAGAAGCGGAGTGGTTATTGCTGGCCGACCAGGTACGGCGGGTCATGCCAGAGGTGTCATTTGCCGGTGTGTTCTGGCACGAAACTCGGGTCGCATTTGCGGATGCATACGAAAGTGAAATCAATGCAATCACAACAGGAACGACTACAGAAGATGGTGGACTACCTGCTGGAACACAGTGGGCCGGACAGTCCATTAGCGAGGGACTTGCAGCAGCAAATCGTTTCGTTGAATCGCGGGCGGCCCGGGCCGAACCCGATGGGGGAGGACAAGTACCTGGCGGGGTTCAAGAAGGGGATCGTGTTGAATTCGCCCAGCCAGGCGTAAGAACGGTATTTGAGCAGGCGGCGCCCGGCGCCTCGCGTGGCGAGTTTGACCCCGCCAAGCTGATGACTACGCTCCGCGATGGGCGTGACTTCAGCACATTTGCGCACGAGACAGCGCACTTCTACCTGACCATCCTTGCCGACATCGCCCGCAGCGCCACGGGGCCGCAGCAGACGAAGGCGGACATGGATGCGCTGTTGACGTGGTTCGGGATTGAGGGAGCCACGCCGGCAGAACGTCTGGCGAAGTGGTCGAGCCTGACCATCGACCAGCAGCGCCAGTACCACGAGCAGTTCGCGTACTCGTTTGAGATCTATCTGCACGAGGGCAAGGCGCCGAGCGTTGAGATGCAGTCGCTGTTCAACCAGTTCGCCGCTTGGTTGAAGCGCGTGTACAAGTCGATCCGCGACGAGTTGAACGCGACGTACAAGGCGCAGTTCGGTCGTGACCTGCCGATGATGAGCAGCGAGATCCGGCTCGTCATGGATCGGATGCTGGCGACCGATGAGCAGATCGCTCGCGCCCAGGCCGTGCGCGGGATGAAGGCGATGTTCCAGACTCAGGAACAGAGCGGGATGAGCGATGCTGAGTGGGCGGCGTATCAGGCGCTCGAGCAGGACGCGACCGACGCGGCGACGGCGGAACTCACCAAGGCCACCCTCAAGGAGTTGCAGTGGTACGGCAACGCGCAGAGCAAGTACCTGCGCGAGATCCAATCCAAGCACGACCGCGCCCGCAAGGAGATCCGCGAGGATGTTTCGGCGCAGGTGCAGTTGGAGCCCGTGTACCGGGCGATGGAGTTCCTGAAGAAGGGGACGATCCGCACCGATACGGGCGAGGTGACGGCAGCCACGGGCGCGTTCAAGCTCGATCTTGCCAAGGTGCGTGCGATCATGCCGGCGGGCTTCGACCCGGCCAGCCTGAAGTACGGCAAGTACGGGATGGTGCAGGAAGGCGGTATGGACCCCGACATGGCGGCTGGGATGTTCGGCTACGGCAGCGGGGTGGAACTCATCAACTCCATCCTCGGTGCCAAGCCGATCAAGGAGGAGATCGACGCACGCACCGACCAGCGGATGCTGGACGAGAACTCCGACCTGGCGACCCCCGAGGCCCGTCAGGCCGCGGTGGACATGGCGATCCACAACGAGGCCCGAGCGCGGTTCATCGCGGTTGAGCAGCGGTGGCTTGAGAAGCAGCGGCGCCCGGCCAACGACATGTTGCAGGCGGCCCGTCAGGTCGCTCAAGACATCATCGGCGGTGTCGTTATTCGGACGCTCAATCCGAGGCGCTACGAGGCCGCTGAGGCCGAGGCTGCGCGGACGGCTACCACGGCCTACCGGGAGCCTCAAGACCCGTCTACGGCAGGCCAAGCGGCTGCAACGCGGGCCTACAACGAGGCCATCGCCGCCGGCCAGACGCCCGACGAGGCGACCGTTGCGGCGACCGAGGCCGGCGTGGCGGCGGTTGCCAAGGCACAGCAGCGGCGTGCCGAGTTCGATGCCACGTACGGCGGACGAGAGCCGGCAGAGGTTGCCCGCCGTGCCAAGCGTCAGCAGCTCGTCCAGAACCAGTTGGCCCGCGAGGCCATGCTGGCGCAGGAGGAGATCGCCGTCGCCGGCAGGGACTTCCGCAAGTTCTTCCGGTCCGACGAGAAGTTGGCAAAGACCCGCGACATGGCGCCGATCATGGCGGCCCGGGCCATCCTGTCGTACTACGGGTACGGCAAGCGTGGCGAATCGCCGGCCCAGTACCTCGACCAATTGCGCACCTACGCGCCCGACCTGTACGACGGGATCGCGCCCATCGTAATGAAGTCGCTGTCTGGCACTGCCGACTACCGCGACCTGACGGTGACCGAGTTCCGGGTCTTGCGCGACACGGTGCAGGCGCTGTGGGCCCAGGCTCGTCGTGACCGCCAGATCACGGTCGAGGGCGAGCGCGTGGCGCTTGACGTCGTCCTGAAGGAGATGGCTGATCGTTTGCAGGCCATCGGCGTTGGCGAGCGCGTCGGCCAGCGCCAGGCTCCGGGTGCCGTCGATCAGGCCAATCGTCATCTGCTTGGCTTGCGTGCCATGATGAGCCGCGTCGAGGCTTGGGCTGACGCACTTGATGGCATGGCCGGGCCGGGAGCGTTCACCAAGTACCTGTTCCGCCCGGTCAAGCAAGCGGTCGATGCGTACCGGATTGAGCGCAACAAGTACGTGGAGCGTTTCGTCAAGTTGCTAGACGGCATCGATCTGCCCGTCGGCAAGATCGCGGCACCGGAACTTGACTACACGTTCGGCAACGGCAACGGGGGCATCGGCAGGGCAGAACTGCTTGGAGCCCTGATGCACACTGGTAACGAAGGCAACTACCGCAAGTTGCTGCTCGGTCGTGGCTGGGGCGAACTCGACGCCGATGGCAATCTGGACGACAGCCGATGGCGGTCGTTCATCGCCCGGATGATCGCCGAGGGCAAGTTGACCAAGGCAGACTACGACTTCGTGCAGTCGATCTGGGATCTGCTCGAGGAAATCAAGCCGCTTGCCCAGCGTGCTCACTTCGACATGTACGGCTACTACTTCAAGGAGGTGGAGGCCACCGAGGTCGTGACGCCGTTCGGGACGTATCGGGGCGGCTACGTGCCGGCGGCCACCGACAAGTTCATGGTGCAGGACGCCCGCGTCAATG